GATGTGCAGGGGCGGCCGCTGGGCATCCGTGCGGCGCATCTGGTGGTGCCCCCGCAGCTCGAGTTCGCGGCCAGGGCGATCCTGACCAGCGCATTCGTGCAGCAGGTGGACACGACGGGCGGCGCCAACGCGGCGGCCCCGACGTACGTGCCGCTGCCCACGACCAACGTGCTGCCTCAGATGGGCCTGCAGCTGCATGTGGACCCGATGCTTCCCGTGGTCGACACCTCGGCCACCAGTGACTCGACCTGGTACCTGTTCGCGGATGCCTCCGAAGGCCGCTGGGGCCAGGTGGATTATCTGCGCGGGCACGAGGCGCCGGAGATCTGCATGAAGGCGTCGAACAAGGTCACCCTGGGCGGGCAACTGATGGATCCGTTTGGCGGCGACTTTGACACGGACAACATCATGATGCGCGTGCGGCTGTGCATCGGCGGATCGCCGCTCGATCCGCGATATGCCTACGCTCACCAGGCGCCCTGATCCTGATCCGTGAATCATGGCCTGCCGGAAGGATAGCCGGCCGGCAGGCCGTAAGTGAGGTAGAAAGCCGTGACGAGTACCTATGACCTGGCGACCGACGTAGGCCGCGTGAGGCTACTGATCCCGGATCGGGACATCGATGCGCCGGTATTCGACGACTGTGAGATCGGCGCCTTCCTGGCATTGGAGGGCGACGTGCGCTCTGCCGCGGCGCTGGCGCTGGAGACGATCGCGGCGGACCAGGCGTTGGTGCTCAAGGTGATGCGGCTGCTCGACGTCCAGACGGACGGGCGGGCGGTGGCCGAGGCACTCCTGAAGCGGGCAGCGATCCTGCGGGCCCAGGCCGAGGAAGCGATCGGGAAGGCCAGCGGGTACTTTGACTGGGCCGAGATGGTGGTGACGGACTTTGGGCTACGCGAGCGGTTGATTAACGAAGGGCTGAGAGGGTAATGGCGACCAACTGGCCGGCGCACCCGCGGCTGCTGACGGCGCTGGCGGCGGCCTTCCCGGAGCGTTGCACGATCCAATTGGCGAGCAACACCAACACCGAAGGCAGCATATCGCCGGCGCCGTGGAACACGGTGGCGGGGTGCAGCGACATCCCCTGTCGCGTATCGCCGGTGACGGGACGTACCGTACATGAAGACGGGTTGACGTATGCGGAGGCCACGGAGGTGATCACGCTGGCAGGGCGGTACGAGGGAATCGCGCCGCACATGCGAGCCGTAATCGGGGCGAGGGCCTACGAGATCCAGGCAGTGGCCGGCGACGGCTCCGGGGTGATGACTCGGCTGCAGGTGAGGCGCGTGGCATGACGGACAGGGTGCGGGCGGAGATGGTGGGGCTGGCAGATATGAAGCGGGCCTTTGACCGGCTGGACCGCAACGCCCGGCGGGAGACGCTCTCCACGGCGGTGCTGGCGGCACTGAACCTGGTGCAGAACGAGGCGGCGCGACTGGCGCCCAAACGCACGCCGACGCTGGCGGAGAGCATCCACAGTAAGATCGTCAAGGAAGAGGAGAGATACGTCGAGGGGGCGGTGGGGACGGACGTGGAATACGGGCCGTATCAGGAGTTCGGGGCGGTGATCCCCGCGGAAACGGCCAAGGCCTGGGGGAATCCGATCGGGCGGGTGGTCGTAATCCCGGCGCACCCGTATCTGCGCCCGGCCTGGGACAAAAAGCTTGCGGCAATGAAGCACGAGCTCGTGACGGTGCTCAAGGCGTTGCTGCAGGAAGGGGAGGCATGAGCACGCTGGGCTCGGCGGTGTACAACGCCCTCTCGGGGATTGCGGCGGTGGGCGGGCCGGGGGCGCCCCGGGTGTATCGAGGCAGGCTGCCGAAACCGTTCACGCTGCCGGCCATCGTGTACGTGCGGATCGATGGGGGCTTTGAGTACGCCCATGACGGGGACGCCAGGCTGGAGCACCCGCACTATCAGATCAGTTGTTACGCCGAGGATGCCGACGATGCCGAGGGGCTGGCCGAGGATGTGCGAGGGGCGATGGATGCCTGGGCAAGCGGGGTGGCGCTGCCGGAGATCCAGCGGGATCTCTCGGTGCCGGAGGCGGGGGTATGGCATGTGGAACTGGAATATACGCTCTGGTGGAGCCGACTCATCATTGCCTGAGCGGCAGAAAGGGGTGAACGATGCCTGGTAAGGCGGCATTTGGTACGACGATCACCGGCCCCGGTGGGGCCATTGCGAATGTGACGACCATATCGGGGGGCGGGATCACGCTGGACACGGAGGACGTGACCAGCCATGACTCGACGGACAGTTTTGAGGAGGCGGTGGCCACGATCCTGCGCAGCCCAGAGTGGACCCTTGAGATCAACTATGACCCCACGGAGGCGACGCACAAGAACACGGCCAACGGCCTGCTGGCGCTTTTGATCGCACGGGCTCCGGTGGCCTGGACCCTGGGCGGGCCGCTGGGTGCCTGGTCCTTTAGCGGTTTTGTGACGTCCTTCGAGCCTTCGGCGCCGCACGACGGCAAGCTGACCGCTTCGGTCAAGATCAAGCCGACCGGCGTGGTTACGGCGCCGTAAGGAGGCTTAGGCATGGTTGGATACGCGGCGTTCGGCACACGGTTGTTGATGTCGGATATGGACCTGACCCGCACGATCGGTGCGGTATCCCAGGTGAACGACACGTTCACGATCCCCGGGGACTGGCGGGCGATCTTTACCGACGGCGTTGCGTTCCGCGTGGTGGGATCGACCGGGAACGATGGCGAGTACGTCTGCGATGGGGACGCCACGTACTCGGCGCCGAACACGGTGATCACGGTGGCAGAGGAGATCCCACATGCGACGGCGGACGGACATGTCGCGTATTTCCCCGATGTGGGCGGGGTGACGGCGCTCATGGGGCCGGCACTGTCACTGGATACGGAGGATGTGACGGCGCACAACTCGACCGGGGCCTATGAGGAAGTGGTTGGGACGATTGTGCGGACGGGAGAGATCTCGCTGGAGATCAACTATGACCCGGAGGACGCCGCGCACGACGACGCGACGGGCTTGCCGATGGCCCTGCGGACGCAACAGCTCACAGATTTCGAGGTGGTGTTCCCGGTGCCTGCGCCAGGGGGCACGGTGTGGGCCTTTAGTGCCTTTGTGAGCGGCTTTGAGCCAGGCGCGCCGCACGACGGCAAGCTGACCGCGGCGTGCAAGCTCAAGCCCACGGGGAGCATGACGCTGGCATAGGATACGGCAGAAGACAGATCAGGGAGGATGGGCCCATGGGACTTTTGACGAAGGAGCAGGTGAGCGCGGCGCAGGACCTGACCACCGAAGAGGTGGAGGTGCCGCAGTGGGGCGGATCTGTGCTGGTGCGGGGGTTGACAGCGCGGGAGCGGGGACAGTTCATGGCCATGCTGGTGGATCAGCGTAAGGGAGGCAACCGTACGCGCCTGGAGGACCTGCAGGTGCGACTGTGCGCCATGAGCATCGTGGACGAACAGGGACGGCGAATGTTCTCGGACAGCGAGCTGAGCCTGCTGGCCAGAAAGAGCGCGCGGGCGCTGCAGCCGATCTTTGAAGTGGCGCAGCGGCTCTCAGGGCTCTCCGATGAGCAGGTGGAGGAGCTTTCGGGAAACTCAGAAGAGACCCCGAGCGACGATTCGCCTTCCGATTAGCGCTCGCGCTGGGATGGCCAAGCGTTGAATGGGGTCTCTCGCACATGTCGGCCAGCGAGTACGTCGAATGGCAGGCGTACGATGAGATGGAGCCGATCGGTGATCGGCGCCTGGACGTACTCGTGGCACTGATCAACAAGATGATCGCGGATGTGAATACGCCCGCAGACAACCCACACGTACGCCTGGCGGACCTGATCCCCGGCTGGGGCTGGGACGCCCCGGAAAAGCCGACGGATGAAGCCATGCTGGCGAACGCAGGGATGTGGATGACGGCGCTGGAAGCAGGGGGATAGGTGGCAGGCACCACGCTGTTTACGTTACTCGCCAAGTTGGGGCTCGACGCGACCGGGTATCACAAGGGCCTGGAGGACGCGGAAAAGGCCGCGGGGACACGCTCCGGCGCGATTGTGAAAAAGCTGAGCGCGATCGGCGGGGGGGTGGCGACCGGGCTGGGCATAGCGGCAGTCGCCACCGGAGCGTTCCTGGCGTCCTCCATCGGACCGGCGAGCGACCTGGCGGAGACGGTGTCCAAGAATACGGTCGTATTCGGCGAGCAGGGCGACGCCATCATCTCCTGGGCCGATGACGCGGCGACAGCTATGGGGATGACGCGCGAAGA